TCACCCTGTTTTTGTGTTGACGATCACCCAATCTTTTCCTCTGTCATCATTATATTTGTCTGTCATTTTTCTTGATTTATGGCCGAGTAATTTTTGCGTGTCGACACCTTGTTCTCTGTACAAGCGTTCTGATAATGATCTCTGTTCGTGAAAAGTGGGTGGGGATCCCTTATCCCATTTCAGTCCACTTCTGTCACGTGCTTTTTTGAATGTTGAAGTTAAAGAACTGGTTGAAACCTGATCACCGCGGTTTGCTTGTGAGGTGGTATGTCTGAAATGCACAAGATATTTACTGATGACTGCATCCCGGCATTTAGATACAACGTCCCGAAGAGTTAAACCCAGGGCTTCACATTTCAAGTCCAATGGTATGGCTAAACGCGATCCTGTTTTTTCCTGTTCGACATGGAGCATATCGTCCCATATGTCTTTAAACTTCATGTTACAGATATCGCCCAAACGCTGACCTGTTATTATCGCGAGCAACATTCCACACTGGAGGTATGGTTCTTGCTTTTCGGCAGCTTCATAAATAGTTTTCCACTCTTCCAGAGAAAGACGCTGACGAGTGACTCTGTTTCTCGGCTGCTTGGTCGCCAGGGCAGGGTTATAGCCTGGAGGGACATGACCGTTATGTTGCGCTTCTTTGAATACATCAATCAAAACCATGCGAACAACTTGCGCCATACGATTATGGCCTTCAGCCTTAACTGCATCCGTGATCTCAGAGATATCCAATGCGGAAATATCTTTCAAATATTGCATACCGCAATGTTCGCGAAATAACCTGACTGGTTTTGCTTTCTGTCGATAAGAATTAGGCCTGAGTTCACGGTGTTTTAACCGTTCGTCCTGAATTTCAATATACTTATCAATCCACTCAGTGACAGTAATGTCCGTTCTTCTGCCTTTCATTCTGGCAAGACGGTCGTTAACACTAAGAACCTGCCTGGTTCTTTGTTCTGCAATGATCGTGTTCGCTTCGGATGCAACCTTTTTAGCTTCCACTTCATCAGTACCCAAGCTGTGAAAGCGTCCTGAAACAGGATGTTTATATTGCCAATAAATCTTGCCCGTCCGCTTATCTAGCTTGCAGTATAGATTCGGAATTGAAATTTTGTGAGAACGTGGTCTAGCAGCCATCTGCAATAATCCGTTGTAATCTTGGACTGGCGTTTGCCGGAATTTTCGGTTCGGCAAGCGTACCAACAAATCGAGCATTACGGTCTACCATCCAGTAACGACCTACTTTAACAGCTGGAGGTATCATCATTTTGCCTTTAGCGTATTTCTTAAGGATACGCTCACTTGGTGCTTGCGCTCCGAACTCCTCATTGGCCCAGTCGAGTAAGGGGATCATTCGTGACATTTATTTTTCTCCACAAAGCCCGGCTGCACCCGGGCTGTAACATCAAATATCAGTGCTGGTGGTCGGTATTAATATCAGCCAGATAAACACGCGGAATTACCGGAGAGTAGCCAGAAAGCGCTTCTTGCAGTCGTTCAAGCTTCACGTATTCCTGAACGCAAGTTCCCGAGTAGTTATTTAGCCAGATAGTCGCCTTTTCTGGGTCAGGCGTATAAGTAACCACTTCTCCCGATTGCCAGCACAGGGCGTACAGGTCAGCGGCTGCCTTAACCTGCGCGTATGGCAACTCGGCAGGGCATTCCTCCGGCACTACCGGCACTGGCTGGGCGCTGTACTCATGTGCCACAGCCATTTGTGGGTGATTGGGATTATTACACGGCACTCCACACACCTCACAGACAGCGTGCTGTATCCCGTCCAGCCTGCGGCGTTCCTGTAGCTCTCGCATCGCCGCTGCAATATCGGTGTAGTCAGTCAAAACTGAATCGTCGCAGATTTCAGCGCGCGCCAGAATTTCAGCTATTTTCCTGTCTGTTAGTTTGTTATTGCTCATCGCAATACATCCTCCACACTGATTAACCCTTTACGGCTCAAATAGTTCATTGCGGCGCCGTGTAACTTGCTGTTCGGCCTGGCGTTTCTAAGCGAGTGGGCCAGACGCTTAATCCACATCGTTAATTCTTCCACTTGCTTTTCTGCTTCTTCCAGTTGTTCGCGCACCTGTCGCATATCATCACGCTGAGTAAGTGCCGATTCAGGCATGGAATGTTCGGCACACTGGATTATTGTGTGAACGTCTGAGTATTCGCCGCCGCCGTCACTGAATGCCATTACACAACCACACTTTGATTTGCCGTTCACAAAGACAATTTTGTTACTCATAATGACCGTCCTGCACGTTGCGTAACCAGATACAGACCGCGCCGTCTTCGGTGTCGTGAATGGAACCGACAAACCAGCCGTTACCTGCTGGCGGATCTGGTTGCCACGTTGAAATGTCGCACCCGTCAACGTCAGGATCTATTTCCTCGTCATCCAGGTATGAGACTTTCCATTCCAAACCGTTAGCCTCCAGCCAGGCATTAAACTCGTCTGGAGAGATAACCTCACGACCATCGCAAAACTGTTCGTACAGCGGGTGAGTCCAGTAACCGTAATTATCGCGCTCTACGGGTAATGCAGTGATTTTGTTCATTATCATTTCAGGCGGTCAGCGACCGCCAGCCTCCGTTATGCGGTCACGTTCTCTTCCACGCCAGCGTTTTCGACGACGCTGTACTCACCTGTGATGACAGACGCATCAGCCGGATCGATAGTCAGCGTCTCCTTTTCGTCCATTGATACCGCGCGCTGGATCTCAATGGATACAGGCAGGTATTTGAACAGGCGGCGTATGGCGGTTTTTTTTGCCATTTCCTCCCAGTGAGTAACCCACGGGCCGTTGTTACCGGCTTTGCTCTGTGCCCGTACCAGCTCTATCTGTTTACGGGTCATTACCTCAAACTGTGTGCCGCCATCTTTAAGGCGGGCAACGGCATAGACATGAGTAACTGGTGCATCTTCGTTCTCACCCGGACGGTGTACCAGCTTCTCTTCCAGACCAAACTCGAAGCTGAAATCGTCACCTTCGCGGACGACGCGCGCGGAAAGACTTGCAATCTGTCCGGAACGGCGGGCAAGGTCGATCATTCCCCGGTAGCCAATAATTAACTGAACGTTTTTTTTGCCTGACTTTTCGTTTCTGTTTCCGAACGGTAGCAGATAGGCATGACCGAGCGCGCCGCCGGGCTCCAGCCCAAGCTGGGAACACTGAACGATGGCGCTGACAAAACTCATGGTGTCACAGTCACCCAGCGCCGGAACTTTTCGGATTTCCGTTGTGGCTATCCGGATCATGCGTTCCGCTGTCATGTGGCGGGGCAGGGCCGCCGCCAGTTGTTCTTTCATGGAAGGCTGGTTGATAAAGCTGATCACATCGTTGTTATTTTTCACTGCCGTCGGGGTGCGTGCTCCCTGTGTTTTTTGCAGGTCGGCTTTTGCAATAGGTGGCTGTTTAGGCATTTGCATTCTCCTTCGCCCAGCGGGGCAGTGATAAAGTTTTAATGGCAGGCCATTCATCGTTATTAAGGCATTCGGCCAGGGTTTGCAGATTGCGACGATATTCCCGCTGACCTGCCAGTTTTGCATCTTCACCCATCATGAAAATCTCAACCGGGTAACGCCCACATTCGGCGGTTGTACTGGCAACAAGGAAGACGAAGGTGGGTATCTCACCGAACTGCGCCCGATAACCGTCGCTGTAGAAAGCGTCCTGTACGTGGTAGCGATAATCGTAATAAGCTGTCCTGAACCGCTGGATATCAGCAGTGGTTTTCACATCCATGATCCAGTGAAATTCAGGGATGATTTTGTCCGGACGGCACCGACACAAAATTCCTGTTTCAGGATCTTCCCAGTAGACTGATGATTCAGCATATCCGGCGCTTTCAACCAGCCACTGCCCCAGCGGTAACGCCATCACACTCTGGTACATAAGTTCGATTTTCCGGCCTTCTTCTGCCGTAAGCACGGTTCTTCCTGTCCGGGTGCACTCTTCCAGAAAGGTTTTCTCTTCTTCTTTTCCTGCACTGGTACGGCGGTTAAACTCCGGTGCGATGATGAAGCGTTTACTGAATTCCTCTGGTTCCAGTACCCGGCAGTGAAAAGCCGTTCCTGTATCGAGAGATTTTGTTTTCTCCGTGTCCACGGGGGCATTTTTGCGCCAAAGATAAATTGCTGGTGTATCTGCGATATCATCAAGCTGTGATTTACTGACGCCGGGGCCAGCGTGATACGCCTCGTTAGGGATGTCATAGTAAAT